TGGAACTCAAACCCGTAAGCGGCTGTTGCATTAGCCATTACGTTTCTCCCACGGCAATATGCCGCGATTAAGAGTTAAGGTTTGTTCCCGATTCGTCTAGCTACGAATTACTACCGGAGTGGCGTATCTTCAGATGCACTGACCTGACCTAACGCCGCATTGGGGGCTTTCTTGTCTTCTAAAATATCATTGTTGAGCTGACGCTTCAATTCCTGATCCGCTTCAGCCCATTCGATCGGTTTTCGCACTAAAATTCCTGACGTATCAGGATCTCTTGCTTGACCAACCTTTAACTGAGCACTTTTGCCTTTTTTATCGACAACTTGTTCCCAGTTCTCAGCTTGCATTTGTTCTAAACGCCCGCCGTCATCATTAATTACATAGTAAGCATACCCATCTTCCCGATACTTATCAACAAACGCCTTGATTCGTGACGTATTTCCAGGCTTGTGTTGGGCTTCCCGCTTAACCACGGTGATAAAGCCTTCTTCGTCAAGGGTAATGCTTTTGCCGTGAATCTTCGTGTTGAACTTTCGCCCATGCCGATCGACAGCAGCTTTCTTCCAATCCTTACTTAATTTGATCGAACCGTCTTCTTCACGAACAGGGTCGCCATGCTCAGTTCTTTCATGGACAGCAGGGTTAAACTTTGTAGATTCTTCGAGCAGGTTCATCGGCCTTCCTCAATATATTTAAGTAATTCTTTCGGGTCAGCACCACCGGCAACAAATTGGTCGAAGTGCTTCAGTTCATCAGCGTCTAATCCCGATCGCTGTAAACCCTTTTCCTTTGATTTGCGGGGCTTACCGCCTGTTTCAACGCCCGCGCCAAGGTCAGCATTCGGATTTGGGTCAGGTTCAGTCCTGAAATACGCCGGATACGCCTGTTTCATCATCTTTTCGACTGCCGGTAGAATGGTCTGCGGGTCATCAGAGCCGGTGCGAATCTTTTCAGCCTGATAGAAACCGAGCGCCATGTTGTTCATCGGCTTATCGCTATCAAACCACTCGTTGTCTGCTCGCCAATTATTGATGAATGTCATGTTTTCATTGTGAGCAGGGTTTGGCGGGGCTTGCGGGGCAACAGGACGATTAGTGTCCAATCGGTTCACTTCAGCCACGTCACCGCGCTCAATCGCCTCAGTACGGGTGGTATCCCACTCTTTCTGCTCGGATTGGTACGCTGTTCTGTCTTGCCGGTTAATACCTTCAGCCATGAGCGTATACAACTTCGCCTGCTCGACTTTCAGGTCATCAATGTCGGTATTGCGCTGTTTTAACGTGGAATGCTGCCTATCACGAAAATCTTTCGCCTTGTGCATGAAATCCAATGAATTCAATTCACCATCGGGTTTCCAGCCGTTTGCCGCCGCCATTTCGTCTATAACAGACATTGGGACGGAATCCGAGACTTCTGTGACCGATTCTGTTTCGGATTGACCGATTTCGGTTTCAACAACTACGTCAGGTACTACAACTTCTTCATCTGGCATTTTCCACCTCTACTTCAACGCCTTCTTCGTCATCAGTAACAACCAACGCGCCTATCTCATCCCAACTGATCATGCGGTATCGACTCAGCTTGGAATTGGAGGCTGTGGGGTTGAAATCAATGGTCACGCCGGGGTAACGATTCGTTATGACTGTGCGGCCAACCCATTGTCTATCCTGGTCGGCGGGGGACGCGGTATCAAATGCGGTTTTGCCAACGTCCAATACTGTGAACATCTGACAACCACCTTCGTTCTGATCCTTGAATTCATCCGTCATTACTATGAGGGTGCCTTCATAGGCTTCTTCCTGTAACGAGGTATCTACCTCAACCAGAATTCTCTGGTCTATCGCTTTCAGTTTCATATAGTCTCTCTCTCGATTCTATGAAAGGGTCAAATCTCATGGCGTCTCTAGCGCCAAGTACATATCCAGCCTGCTTGGCATGGAATCCTGCCGGTACGTCGGTGCCGTGGTACTCACAAGCATCAACCGCCAATTCGTTTACGTGTTCGTCTAACAGCAAAAGGAATTCAACCGTTCTCGGGTCTTTCTTCCATTCGTCGTAATCACTCATGTTCATTCGGTGTTTCCTTGGGTTTCTCCCGTTCGTTCACTACCGCAATACGCGCCTTCTGAACCTCAAGCTCCTTAATCTGAACCTCAAGTATCTTCTTCTTCGTATCGAGCGTACCCTCAACTAAATCGTTCTCGCCGGACATCTTCTCTGTTTCCAGCTTCATGCCCATACCCTGCGCCTCAACCTGCTTCATCTGTAAGCTGATTTGCGCCTCTTGTAACTTCAACTGCTCAACCTGGGCACCAGTCGCCGCTGTCGCTGATTTAGCCTGTAGCGTCTTGGATTCTTCTGAATCACGAAACTGCTGCATTTGCTGTTCCATCTGCTGTTGGGCTTGCTGTGGGGTGACATTGGGTTTCTCAGGTACAATCTGTCCTGCCATTTCCGCATCGTCGTATATCGCCTCGACATAGTTCTTTAAAATAGCCGCACCATTTACCCTCGGGTCATCCTTTAGCTGCATCAAGGCATTTGCCTCGTTCATACGTTGCTGCTTGGTCGAGAATTCAGGATTAGCTGTGGGTAATACGTCCATGCCTGTACGCGAGAAGTCCATCTTCGACATTGCTTCTAATTGCTCGGGTGGAACCTCTAAATCCAACAATTCGCCATATTCGGCAGGATCTTGGTATAAGAAGTTCAAATCGAACAGCGCCTTCATTTCCTTGCTCAAAGACTGCCAATGACGCTTGTATATCGCATTAAACAGCTTTCTGCCCTGTCCTATCAGCATATCTATCGAGGCAGCAGGCATATTGGCTTTAGGCTGCTCACCGGACATAACTTCAGTGATAGAGGACAATTCCTTCAATACGTCCATTAACATACCTAACAGGCTAAACAACGTCTGTGACGGCTCCCTGATAGGAAATGGCACGATATTCCGACTCAAGTCCATACCGCCGGTTTGAACCCGATTCCACTCATTTGAACGGATTCTTAACTCACCACCACGTATTTTAATGCCCGCACCAACAAACCCGCCGCCCTTCGCCTGCAAATGACCCTGATTTAATAGTTGGTTGACCAACTTGTTACAGTTCTCGTTCAGCGGCCCAAGCAAGATACCAAACCCGAAAGACCAATAGCCGCCTTCCCATGAGGGTATCATTTCATACTTGATGTACTTGATTCGCGGTCGAGAGGTGTCAATTCTTACAACTTCAAGGTGTTTCCTGGCAATCTCCTGCGCTTCTGGAGGCGCTTTGGCGTATTCAGCCATTTCCAGCACGTCACCGTCGTCATTAGGCGCGAACTCAATAGATTCAGGGGTGTAATTGGGTGTTATCCGTACCACTTTCATTGTGGCTTTGTGTACCGTGACAATGTACGGCTCGGGATATCCGTCACCATCCAAGTCCTCACGGCGTATCTGCTCGAGAAACAGGCTCATTTCGTCTTCTTCAGGGTACTTGTTCTCAGGGTCATCGCTGTTAAAGTCGATCGTCGCCCACTCGCCGGAATTGAACTTCTCGGTAATCTGCCAACCGAACTTTTCTATCTCATCCGTAACCCGGGCTTCTTTGAGCGTTTCAACATTGTCGTTAATGACAATCCCGAATCGACGCAATTTGACCTGAATCTTGCCATCTGAATAGAATACCTTCTTGTGAACCGTACCAAGAATGTTCTTCGCCATGATCAGTTTGTCTTGGTCATCAGCCCAGTCTTCTAACTCATGCTGGATTTGGTGTGACATACGCTGCTTGACACGTCTTGCCCGCGCCATCTTCTCAGGGGTTTTCTTGCCGAATACCGTCGATTGGATGATTTCAGTGCCGCGCATGATCTCGGCTACTTCTTCTGCAGAAGCCTTCATTGCCGCATTGAGAATTAGCGGTAGTTTGGTGTTTGCTGCGTTATCCCACGGGTCATTCGACTTCGTATTCTTCAAGTTGGTGAGCTTCAGCGCCTCGTCGTTACGCTCAGTCCACTCATTCATCGACTCTTTGTCGGCATCGTAGGACGTAACAACCCGATCACCGATTTTGGTTAATAAATCATCGTCCAGTTCATCAACCAGGTTATCAATCTTGACGATTTCAAGAATGTGCAGGTTCGTTGCAGCTTCTTCTTCGTAGTCAGCCATTATTAAAACCACTTTTCCCAATGCATAGAATCATTTAGTAGTCGCCAATTTTCAGAGGTTTCAAAATATTTCACACAATCCCTATCTATGGCTAATTCAACAGAAACTATGCCGCCAATGGGTAATTCGTCTAACAACGTGTGAAATTGCAAGTCTGATTGAAATACACTAAATGGTACTAAATCATTCATCGCCCGCTAAACCCCACTGCATCGCCTTCAACATCATAATCAAAATCATCGTCTTCTTCGTCAGTCTCGCCCAACGTACCTTTGCAGAGATTCTGTAACGCATCAGCACCGTGGGAATATATGTTCTTTTTCGGCAATTCCTTGAACCGCTCATCACTTCCCGATACCTGAACACGCTCAAACCTGTATCTGCCCATAAACCCCTTTCGTAACATCGCACAACGCGGGTGAAGCAGAAACGCCGGTTTTCCATCAATCAGTCGAGTCAGGTAGTTATTCACCGCATCCAACCGTGGTGCCAAAGTATTACCCCCGGGCGCGGGAATGGTCGTAAACGGCAAATTCAACGGCATCTGTACTATTCCATCT